CTTTAAAAATAGACAGTAAAGTAAGAACTGTCATATCTACTCCTCTCTCTTCTTATCTCGAACAGTCTTGGTTGTTATACTTGTTATCCAAACCAGACATACATGCTCCTTTTGTAAGTGGCAGATTTGTAAAAAAGATTCAACAACAAAGGTGGTTGAACTACATTTGTATAGACGCAAAAACTTATGATGCACAAATTGGTATACATTTGATAAAACAATTCTGGTTAAGCTTACTGAAGCGCACTCCTCATAGGCATGTTGATGATTTCCGACAGGTTTGTTTGAATAACTTGGATGATCTTGACAACATGACTATCACGTATGGAATTGATACTATAAAATACAAAAAGGGTTTGTTGTCCGGATGGCGCATTACCAGTTTGTTGGGATCAATAGTAACTGATATCATATGCAAACATCTGATTAGTTCACTTAAATTGTCTGATTGTGAATATTGTGTCCAAGGTGATGATATTATTATTGCTACGAATACAATGTTGCAGGAAGATCAAGTGCGTCGTGAACTTGATGTTATTGGGTTACTATGTGGTGAAGACTTACAGGTCAGACGTGATGGTGACTTTTTAAGAACATTGTATTTTCCTCATTGCATAACTCAGTTTCCAGTCAGAGTGTTGAAATCTGTATTCTTTGCTAACACATGGGCTTCAAGTGTTGCTTATAAGAATATAAATGAAATTGCTTCTGTGTGGAATCAGGCTATTTCAAGAATTGAAATGGTGTTTGGATACTCAAAATTTGCGCGTGAAACTTGTGTTAAAGACATCGTGCGTTGGTGTCGTAATCCCAGTTTTAATGCTAATACGATACGTGCGTTGTACATGACACCGATGTCTTTGGGTGGACTGGGGACTTTGGACACAATGGTTTGCGGTAAAATGTACTGTTTGAGAACAATTCGATATGATGATGCTATGCAAGGCAAATTTTCAGCATTAAATGAACTTTTTGGATTTGGTAGAAAATCAAGGTTATCTCTAGGCATTGAGACCTTCAATTTGGATAGGTCAATCGTGATTAAAAGAAGAGGATTTAATTTTACAGAAAGCCAACCTCGTATTTCTTTGAGAAATATAGATGGTTACAATTTGATAATGGATTTGATGCATGGTAAAGTGACTTCAATTGATTCGTTATTGCCTTCAATCTTTAGGAAGACATCTTCAGTAAGGGAAGTTGTAGAATATATATTCGGGAAATCGTATCTCTCAATACCCCAATCTATGACTCTCGATTTGATCGATCGTACATTGGTTACACGTTTTAAAAATAATCTTTCATATACGATATTAAATAAAATGAAAATAAGAAAAAATATACGGCGAGAACTAAATGCATATTTAATCTCACTGGCTCTACATAGTTCTGGTTATGTAAAAGCTTTGTAAACACCCCAGGCCGCTGTACCAAAAACATAACAAAAACACGTAAAAAAAAAAAAAAAAAAAAACCCACAAAACGGAAAGGACCACGCCAAAACTCCAAACACCGGGCCAGCACGCGTC